AAATATATATCTGTACTCCTTGGAATATATGATGAAAAAGTACCTGACACGATTTACTCTATGGAAGAGTATGTCGATGGATTGAAACTCAATACGATGTAGAATTATGAAACTGACTAGATGAGATAGATTGAGATAGTAGTGAATTTTCTATTAGGTGTGATTTGATGGATTTATTTAGACAACATTGGTATCGTAAAGACCTACCACTATCAAAACAGGAGAACAAAGAGGAAATTGTTGATTTTATTATCTCACTCATATCCACAGATGGAATTAGCTAAATAGGTTACATAAGAAAATAAAATATTTTACAGATTTGAATTAAGGTACGGCGAGGATTGTTATGAACCCCATATTGAACGTATTGATTTCAGAGATGTAAAAGAAACAGAAAAAATGATATTTTATAGTTCGTATGTATCAAAAATATATTCCTTGAGCTAAATATAAGTGGATTCCTAAAAAAGAGTATGAGAATAAACAATATGCACGGTCAACCAAAGAGAAAGCTATGGAGAATCTAAAAAGGAGATTAAAAAAGAGAATTAAATGGTATAAATATTTCAGAGAAGCCTGTGAGGATTGACTAAATATTATAAATAATCTAAAGGAAATACCATAATATAAAAAAATATATGACTAATTTATTTACTCTCTAATAACTTTATAGATGGAAACAAACAACCTTAATGAATACGATGTAAATAATATAATCCAAAATCTAAACTGAAATACAGATAATTTATCTGACTGATACCATACGTTTTGAGAGCTATACGAGCATAGAGTATTGTTGTTTATATCTCTTATGAAATGTAATCCAGAAATATCTTGGAGAGCAAACAATAATGATGATGGAAGTAATTATCCTTGACGGTTTGTGGCTTGAATACATCTTCCTAGTGGGGATATAAGCTACTATTTGCCTAATGAAAAATGGGAACTATTGGACAACTATAATATAAAAACAACATTAAATTGACCAAAACGAGATTGACACACAAGCAACGATGTACTAGATAGATTAAAATCACGACAGATTTAATTCTTTACAAATAACGATGCCCCAACAAGTCCGCTACGCCATTAGATGTTCCACAGAGTAGCAGGCGAGAGAATACAGAGAGAAGTATGCTAAGTGGGAGATACGAAAGAGTGAAACAAAACTAGCTATAGTGGATGTACTAAGTGATTTAAGTAGAAAGATATTTTAGATGATTATCCTAGAGTATGACAGACAACAAACCACGAGATACCTGTGCCTGCTGAAAAGAAAAGAAAGTAATGGCTAAGTATTGTATAACTTGTGGGAGAGATATAAACATATTAAGGGTCTTAATAAGGACTTGATCGAAAGAGAAATCAGAGCTAGCTGAAATAAAGTTGAGAGAACTATTGGAGTTCCATTGACAGTCATTTCCAAAGACTAAGACTACTAAAATGAGAGAAAAAAGACTTGCAATGAAAGAATAAATAAATAATATAGCTCTACTATAGCACAACATATCTTTTGAGCCGTTGGCACTAAGTAGCAAAGCTACTACTCAAAATTACATTGTGCAAAGTAGAGTATTGAAAACCAAAGGAGAACTAGTAAATTTAACTTGGTATAATCTATTGGTTATTGCTAAGTAGAAATTAACATATATATTATTATAAATGTATAATATTTTGTTTTGGCTTTATAACTATATATTTGTGTTATATTTTACTTTTATGTAAAATCTCTTGATTTATGTGTAAAAATAGATATCATCTCCGCAACAAAGAAAAAGGATGGTGCGAATAACACCACCCAGTAATAATTAGTTGAAGATTATTTTGATTATACAGTCTATTAGGAATTGTAATAATCAACTAGCAAAAAATTTAAGTATTACGTATACCATTTCTGTCAAGTAAGAGATTAAAAAAACTTGTAGCCCACATCGCTACATACACTAAAAAAATCGTATCGTAAAAAAGTTTGCTAAAAGCTAGCTACGACTAAACCAACAATTATAAGCTCCTAGGCAAAAGGAGTTTTTTCTTATAATCAAGACAGAGTATAAAAATCTGGAATAGAAATTCAATACAAAAAACGGTGGTTTTCAATACCCTACATTCGCACAATGCAATTGACATTGTGGTTCATTACAAGAAAACCACCTACGCTAAGTAAGTGGTCTTTTTTATTATAAATCTTTATCTGTAAATCAATATGTATTTCTAAGTTCTGTTGCTATCTTACCACACATATCTCTACTTGATTGCGATAGTAATGATAAGGAGTATGTTTTCTTTAATTGTCTTACAGTTTCCATAGCTTGTGATTTTTCTTTTATTCTCTCGAAGTATAAGCTATCATCTTTGTCAATTATACATAACTTAGAATAAATCTTATCAACCAAATTAAACGGTACGTGGAAATATCCTTGTTCTTTTCCTCGTATTCCCCAAGAGTTAATAGCTATAAATCCTTTACTATCATAATCCACTATAGACCAAGCGTGTCCGACGAATTGTCCATCAGTTCTAAGTGTATATGTTCATGTACTACCTGTTGTTTGTCGATCACCATTACCACTACCAGTATTTAAGAAGTATCACATATCTAGCGCTTTCTTCATCTTTTCTACCTGTACATCGTTAGTTAGTTCGTTTCCAATACTAGTCCATCATATAATTTTACCTGCTTTCTTAGCTTCTGTTGCTGCTCATTGGATAGTATATCCCTTATCGTAATATCCTCTAGCTTTACAAAAAGCATTCCAAGGGATAAGTGGGTCTATTTGAGGTCTATCTACTCCTTGTCTTTCATCCTCTAGGAGATTATATCCATTGATGACGTGATAGGCAGAATAGAAAGTACAAGCAGGTGTTCTTTCTTGGTCTTGAACTTGAACTTTTTCTTTAGGTCGTTTAGAATTTATCCCAGCTAATTCATCATTTTCCTCGAATTTATAATCTGTAGATGTAGGATTATCGAAACAGTTAAAATTTCTCTCTTTTTCTTCCATTATGATGATTTTACGATGTAAATTAGTGTGTTTTTATTGTTGAGCTGAACAAGTATCCATCTAGTTAATTCTAAATGGCTTATTCTACACAAGGGTTATCAAGAGATGCCTATTTAACCTCTTTTTTGGGTCATTCAACATAGTATTGTAGTAATTTAATCAATGTAGATAGCATAATTGAACATAATTCTGGGCTAATTCATAACCCTACCAAATAATTCTGGATTACAGGTAAGTTTGACATAAATAATGGTAGACCAAAAATGATGAAGTTTTTTAATGCGTTCCCAAAATCAATTGAATTTAATGTGAATTTTGTAGACATAATTATTCTCAGTTAATAATAAAACTTAGTCTGTTCTTTTTACACTCCATTTCTTTCTCTATTTCTTTGATGACACTTACATCAGGATTATCTTTGACTCTCATCAAATCTAACTCTGTTTGGAGTTCTAGAATTTCGTTTCTAAGATATTCTCTCTCTGGCGTACTTTTCATCTCTTTTTTTCTTATATAAAACATATCTCACTTATCTCTTAAAAATATAATTCAATAACCAACTGCATATAAAAGGAATAATACTAAGAGTACCGAGTCCATTTCTATTTAGTTAGATAAAAAATATCTATGCTACTTTCTTTTTTTGTTTCATAGGAGTATCTTGTATTGTTTTTACCTTTTGTATAAACTGTGCTTTAGTAAGTGGAGTTGCTTTAGGTTTAATTTTTAATACAAGTCTAGTCATCAGAATTATTACAATCTAAATACGCTGATTCTACACTTAGTCAGCTAAGGATATTATATATATATGAAATCTTAGTTTCTGTCTCTTTTGTTTGTTTCATATATAGTTGTTGGTTATTCATAATACGAATAAGGGAGAACATACATATTAGAAACGCTATAGAGAATGATATATAGAATAGATTTTTTATCATACGATAACTTTTGATAATAAAGCCCCTCATACTCACACGCCAACAAATCATATAATACTCCATACAATTACCCACAATCTGTCTACAGATGTTTTTTTAGCGTATTGATCTGCCATACCTCACTCAAAGATATAGCTATAGATTTTATCAACTTTCTCGTTTATATTATTGAGTGTTTTTACCATATTTTCTTTGTCAGTTTCTAAAGCTACCAGTCTTTCTTTGTCTGTAGGCATTACAATGTAAATAAAGATATAAAACTATTTTACAAGTGGTTTTCTATAGAAATAATCTCTAGGTAGGTCTAACAAATCATCGAACATAGCCTTAGCCGTATCACTCAATACTGGATCATACATATCCCTTAGTTGCTTTAATTGTTCTAGTGGGCTTTGGTTCATCATAAATAATGTATTGATAGCGTGATGGACATTCTTTTTTATCGTCATCTTATTATCTTCGTGGTTCACATTAGCCCAAGAACGATTACACTGCCCTATCAAATGATGTGTATCTGTATCTCTTTTATATGGTCTATCATCTAGGTATCTTGCAATTCTGTCCATAGCTTATCATCATTAAGAGATAAATTCTGTTAGCTTACATCATCATAAGGAATCCTGCTCAGTTATTTGTTGTGAATGGATAATCTAATCAGTTTCAAGAGTTATATAGAGATTGTATCTCCGTCAATGTTAATGTTTTATTCCATACTCATATTAAATCTTCCCTACCATTAAAAAAATGCATATTTCAAGAAGCAGTAGTATTTCTACCAAATATTGTACTAACTGTTGGTATATTTGGATTTGATGTAAACGTTGTTGCTGATACTACTGAATCTACATATCATCTTCGAGTAGTTCAGTCTCTTGTTATTGCCACATGGTGTCGTCATGTTCATATTACTTTATTAAAATTCATCCAAGCTACTCCATTACATAGTGCTATTAGATTGTTACCAGTATTATCAAATGTAGTTCAACCAACTCAAATACTATATCAGTCATCTGGAGTTCAGGATATATTACCATTATGTACAAAACATCCAGCTAATGATGTTCATGATATATATACCCAAGCAGAGATACTAATATTTGTTGTAGCATTGGTTATTAGTGGTGTCTGTGTGTATTGTATACTTCAATTATATGTTACACAATTTCATATTTTTCAAACATTACTATAACTTGGTAAATTAAAGTCTGTTCAGTTATTACTTCCTACAGAGTCATTACTATTCGAATCTAATTTATATCGTGATACTAATCCATCAGTTAATGCCATAAGTAATATATATTAAGAATTAAACCAATCAACATAAACTGCTGCTATACATATTCGTTTATGCTTCTTGTGCTGTTGCAATACAGTCTCGTTTTGTGTCTGCTGAGTTATATATAAATCACATATATAATGTCTTACTTATAACAGTAGTGGTAGGTAATGTTGTTCAAATAGCCCTAAACTGTGTATCATAAGTCAAAGCTCTTGCTGTTCCATTATCCTTAATTCTTACTTTTATGGTATTACCATCTACAGGAGTACCTCAAGGATTATTGAACTTTAATGCACCGGCTTGTGCTGTTATCTCAAACATATCACAAGTCGCTATACTTAATGAAGTTCCTGTGTCGGTAGTGTAACTAGCTGCGGAAATAACTCTAGGATTTGGTCTCTTATTTGTTAATGTATCTGTAGATGAAATAGTTGGTATAGTTACACCCTCTACGGCTATAACCCCAGCAGATACTCTTGATAGAGTTGTATCTGTAGCGTTTCATAATTCTATAGTTGATACTTGTGGATTAGCTGAATATGTTGGAGCTACTCCAACACCTCACGACACTAATACACTTCATACCGCTACATCTGCTAGTTTACCATATGCTGTGGTTGATGATGCTACTGCTAAATCTCCAATAGCCTGCCCTGAGATAGTAAGATTGCTTCAATCGTTAGCCGCTATTGTCTTGCTTGTTGCTGGGAATGTCATAGTTGTTCAATCTGTACCAGCAAGTGTAATAGTATTGCTTACTGTAAGTTTCTTGCTTGTAGCTACCCTTGTTCCAGAGTAATCAACCTCCCAAGTACCTGCTGCTGTTCATATAGTTATACAAGTAATATACGCATCTGTTCAAGGAGCTGCTCTCCATAGCTCAGTTCATCCATTAGTATTTATTATTACTTCTTGAGTTGAATCATTATCAATCATATATCTTTGTCCAACCTGTAATGTTGTAGCATTAGGAAGAACTAATGTTTGTCCTTGTGTACCTGTAAAGACTGTATATACTGGTGATGCTACCGTAAAGGTTGTAGTAGATCAAGTTGTTGCTATAGTTTGTAATCCAAACGCCATAGCTGTTATCTTAGTATTACCTGTAAATGTTGGACTATCTATAGGTGCTTTAGTACCTAATTGTGTTTGAATTGAAGAAGTAACTCCTTTCACATAAGCCAGTTCCGTTAATGATGGGTATGTTGCTACTGACAATGATCATTGTGTGTTTGTTCCTGTCCAGTATGCTATTTGATTCAATGTTCCTGTTCCAGTTACTGGATTAGTAAGTGCATTTTGTTTTCCATTGAATGTATTCCAATCTGTTGATGTTAGGTATCCATCTACAGATGTTGTTGCTGATCCTAGCTTACTTTTTATGGTAGCTTGTGTTTCATCTCCTGTATTGCTACCACTTAGCGTAGTTATACTCAATTTTGTCTTTATTGTTGCTGTAGTTTCGTCACCTGTATTTGTACCACTTGTATTTCCTAATACTGTGAGTTGTGCATCTGTTACATATCTTTTATTCAAGCTATCAGCAATATCAGCAGTAGTTACATCATCTCAAGCTGTTACTAGCCCCTTAGCATCGTATGTTATTTTAGTCTTTGTTGCTCCTGTTATTGGAGCATTCTTATCTACTTTACCACTTATATCTGTTGTTTGTGTTGCTGCATTTACTGTGAAATTAGGATAAGTACCAGTAACAGAAGTTATATTAGTTCCAGCTGCTATACTTACTGTTTGGTCTGGAGATGTGTTAGTAACTACTGGATTTATTGGATTGACAGAATTAACAGAAATCCCTGTCCCTGCTACTATGGTATTTACTTGTCATCAAGAAATAAGACTAGAAACATCGTCTAATGTAACTTTAGTTGCAAAAGATTCTCCAGGTTTCTGGACAGCAATAAGGTCAGTTAATTCTGCTACTGATGGATCTAGTTGTCTTATTGATTTTGCTGCCATCTCTTATTTAATGAAGAAATAAATTTATTATTTTATCCAATTATTACCACCAGTTAAACTTTCGTTAGTTCGACTATTTGGTGTTGCTTCACAAGTTAATATACAATTACTTTCATCGCTTTCATCATACAGTATACACTCTAATAAATAGTCACTATATAATAAATATAATAAAGAGTTATTAGTTTCTTTATTCCAAGTACCTCATTGTATATTCTCTTTAACTCGAGCCATATAGTATATTACAAGTAAAGTTCTATATTCATATTAGCTGTACTACCTGAAGCGTTAGTTACATAGATATTAGTAATAACTAACCCCTCTTCTGTTCTAGTGAATTTTCTAGGTGTTTCTGTTGCTGTCTGTAATTGTTTGGTCTGTTACTATACGACAGAATCTAGCTTTATCTACATTAGCAAACAATGTAGCGTTATTGGTTTTCATATCTCTATTTGTTTGCCCTGTTGCTACTGTTGTACTTACTGCATCATAAGTTTCATTGTATGAGTCTATTACTACCATCTTTTAAGTTAGTTAATTATAAAACCTTGTTCTACTGCTTTTGCTATCAATCTTTCTCATTTAAGTAGATGTGCTCCTCTTACTTTTTGTTCTTTCATATAAACTAACGCTCTTTCTTCTACTTCTTTGTTGTTTGTTTCTTTTACTACTTCTACTGGTAATACTTCTCCTTTTTCAAAATAGATATTGTCTATCTTAATAAAGTTCTCTGGTACTCTAACTATATCTTCTGTTAGAGCTTTGTTACCGTTAATATCAATATACTCAAATTTCATAGGTAAATAGGTTAATCAATAAAAATAATCAGAGGGAGGAGATTACTCCCCTCCATCTTATATTTACACTAATTATGCGTTGTAAGCATCACATCTGATAGTTACATCAACCATAGCGTATGAATTGTCTTTGAATGTCTTATAACCAAACAATACAGTATTCAAGTAATTTGAACCCATCTTGTCTTGTACCAATCTTTCAGAAACCTTAGGCATTCTTTGGATGATAAGGTAAGGATTACCTTTAACACCAAACAAGTTATGTTGAAGTTGTTGAGCAGCTGTAAATACATCACTTGCAGCTGTAATTGATTCAGCAACATCCAATACTCCTACTCCCTTAGCTTTAACAACTACTTTAGTAGCAGCAATGTTATTAACTGCAGTAATTCTAGCTTTGAAGAGTTTAAGTGCATCACCTGTAAGAGCAATACCTGTTGAAGTAGATGTACCAGGAGCGTTAATAAGTGCAGCAAGATTAACTCTTGTAGCAGCTGCATTAGCACCAGCCAATACATTACCAGCTGTTGTTCAAATAGAAGCAACAAATGTAAATACTTGTCCTGCAATAGTAATAGTATCGTTAGCTGTAACATCAGCATCCAATACCAATTCTACTGTAGAAGTAAGTTGATTAGATACGTAGAAATCATATCCCATCCAAGTCATAATATAACCATTCAATCCTACTTGGTCTCCCTTAACTGTAGCTTTGTTTTCTACATATTGTACCAAGATTTCTTCAAATTCTGGAGAGATAACAGCATATTTATCTTTAGACATAACATTCAACTTAGCAAGAGCTTTATTAGCACCTGTAAGAGCTGAAACGATATTAGTAGTAGCGAGTGTTCCAACAGTAACTGTTGAAGCAGCGTTAAGAGCTTCACCCAATACTTCTGCATCTACTTGATTAGACAAGTATTCACCTGTTTTTCTACCATATTCAAGAGCTGCTGAATAGATGTTTTGGAGATCGTCCATTTCATCTACGTAGAAACCTTGAGCATATTGTGAGTTAATTGTAAGTTGTTCAGCTGTATCAGTAATATCTTGGATAGTGATAGCTGTTCCTCTTACGTATACATCAGGCACAGTAGACATACTAGAGTATGTTCTGTTCAAAGTATCTCCATACTTTTTACCTTCTAAACCTTGTTCAAATTTACAGATTTCCATTGCAACATTTTGCTTGAAAAATTCTGTTTGTTGTTTTCCTGCCCAGATCTCTGGAAAAGAAGCACTTAGTCAATTAGCCATAATAGTTTTTTAATAAAATAATAAAGAAAGATCTATCTAAATTGGGATTTGTTAGCTTGTGCTTCAAATGTAGCTCGTTCTGCTGGTGTCCATTCTGAAACAGGCTTAGCTTTACCACTCTCCATTTTATTGCTTCAACCAACAACATCACGCTGTTTTGCTTTAGATAGTTTATCGTGGTTACTTAAACCATACGATACTACAATGTCTTCGATCGCTCTATCATCTGTTGATGCGAGCTTTCTAATTAGTCACTCAAATTGTTTCAGTTCTGGATTTGATGTTAGAATAAATTGGATTGATTGTTCGTCTTGTTGTGACTTAGTTACTCATTTGAGCTTCTGTTCTACAAGTCTTTCAATATCCTCAGCCTTAGCGTATCACTTACCTATAAGGTAAGCATCTACTGCTTCATCATCATTAGTATCTCATTGGAAACCTTGTGATGTAGCTTGTGTGTCTTTCTGGTCTAACACTTTCCTTTCGTCTGCCAATTCTTGTGTCTTACGTGTGTAGTCTGATTGTCTTAGATAACCGTTTACCAATTCGTCTTGTGATACAGACTGCATAATTGATTCACCGTTAACATCGGTTCATACTTTCACGTTAAATGTTTGTGGTTCTTGTGAACCTTGTGGAGTGATGAGTTCATCTTGTTCCATAGTTTGTTTTGATTAAGAATTTAAAATATCTAAGTCTTCTTTTGACAGTTCCTCTAAGAGAATATTGTCTAAGAAAGTTAAGAACTGCATTGCTATATTTAGTTCTGCTTGAACTGCTTTTATATCTTCACCTTTAATGGTCCTCATTCTTTCATTACAAGCTAATACCACTCTTTGTCGATATTCTCTTATTTCTTGAAATCATTGAGTACCTTTGATGAAGTCTAATGCTTTCTTTTGGTTTACAAACGCTACAAACGCCCCATCCTTATCTTCGGTATATTTCTTCTTTGATTGTTGTTCTTTTAGCAAATCGAATATAAGCATAGTTGTTTTTTAGATTTAAAGTTGTCACGCTTGTATACTACCACCTGCAACCCCCTGAGTTAGTGCTTCTGCTCATCATATTTTTTGCTCTGGCATCGGTATATGTCATTGAGTTGGTGTTTGTCAAGGTAATCACATTTGTGGAATCTGTTTCTTAATATATTTATCAGGCATCGTACCCTCAAATGAACCAATAACATCTTTGAATAATTCCTCCATATCTACTGGTACTCCTGCTCACATATATTGTAATCAGATATTACCCTTAGCTATTGCATCATCTCTTCTATCTTCTATTGAGTCATAAGAACTTGATCCTGTTTCTATTCTAATCTCGTACTTTTCTATTGAGTTTACTATAGCTTCTTTATTTATCTCTCGGAATCCTGTATCATCCATTTGTTTGATAGTTAGGTTTTCTTTGATATTTTCTGCTATCTCGTTAAGTAATTTATATGCTAGTCTTTCTAATCCTTGTTCTAGGTGTTTTCTTACTTCCTCTATTACACTATTAGACTCAAAGAACTTAATACGCATACCTGTTGCAGTATTAGTCAATCCTTGTGTATTCTGTGAGTTATTTGTATCAATAGTAAATGTAAGTCCTTGTATTTGTCTCTCAAAATCGTTCTGTTCTTGGAAGTAACTAGAATTTAACTCTCTTTGTGGTATCTCAATAAGGTTTTTAATAGCTTCTTCTGCGCTTGTTATTGTTGGGATGATATTGTTCGGTTTGCTTATCAACTTCTTAGGATTTATTCAACTATTAGGACTTCGTATATAACTTCTATTTAGTGCGTGGTTAATATATTCACTAGCACTATTCTTTTTGTAATTCAGCTCTTGCTGTAGTCCCATAATACTTTCTAAGAAACCTACCGCTAGATTTGTTTCTGTATCTTCAAAACATCTAATCTGTTCAAATGGGATTTGTGTTATTTCTTCTATACATACACATACTAATTCGTTAGCTACTGCTATTTTATACAATCTCTCATCTCCATCATTTTTTAGGTCATATAGTCCATAGTAATATGCTATTTTTAGGTTGTTTTTATCTACAGTTGCAGTATCTATGATAGTTAGTCCTGTAATCGCTTGAATTTGTTGTTTGTAACCATCAGAAGCACTATCTAGCTTACTAATTGTCTCTAATTTGTCTATGTTAGCATAATCATCATTCTTTTTAAGCTCCGCTAATCTTACTCAGTCTTTTACGTTAATTACTGCTGGAATATCTCTGAACATTTGGTATCTAGGATCATAATACATATCTGTCCAAGATACTGGCTCGATAGTTACATATTCGTTAGCTACTTTCTCTTTAATTTCTTTAGTTATTTTTCTTGTTTGTTCTTCACCATTATCATCCATATATTTTTCTTCTTTATCTACTGGTTCTATGCTTCTTGAAATTTCATACTTAGTTACTACTTTAGCAAACGATGTACCAAAGTTTACCATACCCTTAGCCCATAGTCTTACTGGCTCTGTAAGGTTATATTTATCAAATGTAGTGGATAATAGATCTTGTATAGCTTTAGCTTGCATATCTAGTTTCCCTATATCTAGTTCTTGTGGTTTCCCATCAGGTCAAATCTCCATAGACATCTTGTTTATTATATCTGGTTTAATACTTACTATCCATTTAGGATTTCTTGCTACTATTCTAGGAGTTATCTTATTTGATACCTCATACATCTTATTTACTTTGAATGTTGTAGACCAATCAGACTTCTTTGGGTATGAAAATGTATTTAGCTCTTTATATACAGCCAAAAGTCTCTCATAATAAGGAGCTAGAAGCTCTTTATATTGTTTAAGAGTATCATTAACGTGTAATACTGCATTTTGTTGCTGTATATCACTAGTTGTTATCTTCATGGCCGCTTATCGTTATAAATAAATACATTATAGTTTTTTTATTCTACAGTCAAGATTTTAATAGATATCATCCTCCTCACCATATCCTACCATTATTGGTCTACCCATATCATCATATTGGATAGTGATATTTTCTATGTACGCTTTATTGTTTGGCATTATCTCATACATACTATATAGCATCTGTTCTGAATCTATTATATCATCGTGTCTACCTCTAGGGAATCTTTTAAGTTCAAACTCTAATTCATCCATTTGAGTTTTATGATAGATATGTCCATTTCTATAGAGTGGGATAAGTTTTCTTAGTTTAAGTTCCTTATCTCCTGTTTGTCTTATCTCCTCTATGTTAGCATATTGTCATCTCCTTTGTAGTTCTGCTTTTAGGTTAAATCATATCATCTGTTGGGCTTGGAATGCTTCAATACCTATCTTCTCTGGATGTCGCTTATTATTATGATAGATTAACTTATCTATAAGCTCAGCAGGATTAAAGTGTCAGAATGTGTATTCTAAAATATACATATCCATCCCACTAAACAACGCTGTCATAATTGATGTATTATCTGCTGTATCTTTTTTACTAAACGCTGGATCACAAGCAGTAAATATACGTCACTTAGGTAGTTGATCGTCTTTATAATATCTAAACCATTCCTCGTGGAACTCTTGTGTATCTTTATTTACTGGATTCTGTTGATACTGTGTACTAAATACTACTGGTGTACTTGTCTTCATTTGGTGTAGTATCTCTATAGGAAATCTCTTTTGAAAGAAACTATCTCCTACTTTTCTATACTCGTCTTCTTGCTCTGCAATAGCTGGGATGATTAGTTCCTCCCAATCTTCTCAGGTTCACAATCTTTTCTTCTCGAGTAAGTACCCAGTCAAGTCATCATCGTGTAATCTCTGCATAATTACCACTATCGCACCATCTGTTTTGCTGTTTAATCTACTCTTTAATGTTTCTTCATAGTTATTGTTTACTCCTGTTCTTATTACATCAGATTTAGCATCTTCTGGACTAAGCGGATCATCAATAAGCATAATATCACATCATTGTCAGATAATCGTACCTCCTGAACCTGCT